GCTACCACAGACACGTAGTTAGCGCAGGTGATGACTACAGTAACGAATCTACAGAGGTGCAAGCTATTTGTGCCGCTGTACATACAGACGCGGTTATTGCCGCATATCAAGCATCTTTAACAGAGGTATAAAATCATGGCAGTAACTTGGACAGTAGTACAATTAGAGCGCAATGCAAGTGACGATGGTGTAATCGTTGCCCATTGGCGAGCATCAGACTCAGAAGAATCAGGATCAGGTGATGACGCAGTCAGTCATTACGGATCATCCTACGGCACTTCTTCCTTTAGCCCAGACCCTGAAAGCGAATCATGGGTAGCATTTGCAGATATTACAGAAGAAATGGCTATCCAGTGGTGTAAAGATTCTATGGGCGAAGAGCAAGTAACTTCTCTTGAAGCATCTATTGCAAATCAGATTGCAGAGTCTAAAGCTCCTTCAGTCGTTGCAGAAGTTCCTTGGTCATAAACAGCTTTATTTATAATACCTGGACTAATATAATAAACCTTCACAAATATGAAGGAGTCAATCGTGACCGACGTAATTGAAAATGCAACAAAAGAAGAACCAACGTTAACTATTGGTGATGTCTCTTACCCTGTTTCAGGACTTAGTGATGAAGTAAAAGAAATGCTATCGCTGCATGAACAAGCTGTGCAAATGTCTGTAAGTGCTAAAAGACAAGCTACTATTCATGATCTTGCCGTAGCAAATATTGCTTCACTCATAGAAAAGGCTGTTACAGAAACCGAAGAATGAGGTACGCATGGCGTATTTTAAACGGGACAGGTTTAGCGGAATTGCACCTGGGGTTTCCCCCAGGTTGCTCGCTGACCAGTTTGGCCAAACAGCTGAGAATGTTGATCTTGAGTCAGGCAGGCTTGTTTCGATAAAAGATAATTCTGATACTTACACTCTGCAAAATACGCAGCGTAGATCAATTTATTTTTACAGAGATACAAGCTGGTTAGAATGGAACGAAGACAACGTGTCGGTTGTTCCTGGTCCAATACCTGGTGATACAACCGATAGATTGTATTTTACCGGCGATGACTACCCTAGGGTTGGTAATGTAAGTACTTTAGTAAGTGGTGCATCGGGTTACCCCGCAAATTCTTTTAGGTTAGGTGTCCCTGCCCCATCAGGTGCTCCGACAACGGCTAAAACAGGGACGGCGGATGACACTGCCACGCCTAATGATGTTTCTTATGTGTACACATTTGTTACGGCGATGGGCGAAGAAGGTCCACCTAGCAGCCCAAGTACGGTCATAGAGTTAACAGACACTGAGTCGGTAACTGTTACTTTATCTACAGGGCAGCAACCTTCTGGTAACTATAATTTAACAACTGGTGCGTTAAAACGTGTTTATCGGTCTAATACGGGTAGTACTAATACAACTTTTCAGTTTGTAGGTGAGGTAGCTTATACGGCGACTTCATTTACGGACACTACAGATGCAGCAAATCTAGGTGAAGTTTTACCGAGTGATACTTGGATTGGACCACCAGACGATAACTCTAGTTTGTATCCAGACGGCCCTCTAAAAGGGCTGATTTCTTTAGCGCAAGGCGTTATGGCTGGGTTTACAGGCAAACGTTTTTGTTTGAGCGAACCCTTTCTCCCTCACGCATGGCCAATTAGCTATCGTATAACGACTGAAGAAGACATTGTTGCTATTGCGTCTACTGCAAATGGTGTCGCAGCTCTAACTGATGGGCAACCATATTTCATCACAGGTACCGACCCATCAGCAATGACAGCGGTCCGTATAGATTTAGCTCAAGCTTGTGTGAATATTAACAGCGTTGTAGATATGGGGGACTATGTTCTTTATGCAGGTCCAGATGGTTTATGTGCCGTGCAGAGCGCTTCGGGGTCCGTGGTCACCGCTGGTCTTATCAGTGTTGAACAGTGGAATAGCACATTTAATCCTACAACTATTCGTGCGTTTAAACATGAAGGCACATATGTAGCATTTCATTCTAGTGGTGGCTGGGTATATGACCCCCGAGGTGAAGAAAATGCACTAACAACGCTTACTATTTCTGCGGGAATTCGCGGCGGATATATGAACCCTAAAGACGGGGAGTTGTATATTATTGTTGGGAATAAAATTAAAAAGTATCGCGGTGGCAGCACAAGTAAAACTGCGACATTTAAAAGTAAAAAGTTTGTCACCCCCTCCCCCGTTAGCATGGGTTGGGTTTCAGTTCATGCAAACGAGTACCCCGCTACCGTGAAAGTTTATGGTGACGGAACATTAGTTGCTCACTATACCCTAACCAAATCTGGATCAACTTACATACAGGCGACTACTGTGCCTAGCAGTATTAGTAACGGTACTTTAAGAGAGCCTATTATGCGCATGCCTGCTGTTGTTGCTCAGGAGTGGGAAGTGCAAGTTGAAGGGACTGACATTAATGAGTTTTGTTTAGCGCAGTCGATGGAGGAGATCCGTGGGACATGAAACCTACTCCAACAAAAATTCCAGGTATACCTAAACCACCAACGGGTATTCCTCCTCAACTTACAAAATATTTAGAAAGCATTGCCGAAGCATTAGAAATAAGACTTGGTCGAAGAGGAGATCCTGTCGATAGAGCTGTAACGTTACGCGAACTTATAGCATCAGGTCTTGCATCAGAATTAAAATCTAGTGCTTTTGATCCAAACAATATAAACGTATCCAACATAGGAATGTCGGATAATACGTTTGTTGCAACTAGTACCCCACTAGTCCCTACTGGTTTTACAGCTAGTGCAGCTTTCAGCCAAGTTAATTTGTTTTGGGATATGCCTAGTTATACTTCGCACTCACAGACAGAAATTTGGTCGCACACATCTGACACCATTGGTGACGCTACCTTAACTGGTGTGGCGACGGGTCGTAGTTACATAGACCCAACAGGTGGTGGAGTTTCTCGTTACTATTGGATAAGACATGTCAACACAAGCGATGTTAAAGGGCCGTTTAACAGTAGTAATGGTACCCTTGCAACTACAGCTACTGACCCTGCTCATATTCTTGATGAGCTAACTGGTGCTATTTCTGTTAGTCAGTTAAGCACATCTTTAGCAAATCAGATTGATGGTTCTGGATCAGCTGTTGATTTAGCAAACCTTGAATCCTTTGTTGGATACTCAAGTTCATATAGCGTTTCATCTGCAGGAAACCTTCTTAGTCGTATAGGTAGTGTAGAAACAACTGCGTCTGGGCTTGTAACAACTTATGGAAATACGGCTTCTTCTGCATCTTCTGCTGCAGCCGCTAACTCTGATGCGGCTGCTGCATTGGCAGCAAAAGTAGCGGCTTTAGCGGCTCAAACGAGTTCAGAAAGTGCTAGAGATAGTTCTATTACAGCGCGTACAGCGGCAATTGCTGCTCAAAGTGGAGCCGAAACTGCAGAAACAAATTCTAATGCAGCAAAAATATTAGCTCTTGCTGCTCAAGTAGATGCAGAGACTGCAGAAACAGGTGCAAGTACTGCCTATACAAATGCACTAGCGGCTAAAGTTGCGGCTTTATCCGCGCAATCGGGTGCAGAAACTGCTGAGTCTAATGCAGAAACGGCAGAAACTAATGCAGTTACTGCTAAGGCAGCGGCTGAAACCGCTGAAACTGCCGCTTCTAATTCAGCTACGAGCGCTGCTGGATCAGCTTCATCAGCTGGTACTTCAGCAACTAATGCAGCTAGTTCAGAAAATAATGCAGGTAGTTCTGCTACAGCTGCGGCTACAAGCGCTTCGAATGCTGCTACATCTGCTACTGATGCGGGTACAGCTTCGAGCGCTGCAAACACTGCGAAGCTAGCAGCAGAGACAGCTAAAGCAGGTGCAGAAACAGCTGAAACAAATGCAGCTTCATCTGCAACCACCGCTGCTGGATCAGCATCAAGCGCAGCTACTAGTGCTACAAATGCGGCTAACTCAGAAAATGCAGCTGGTCAGAGCGCAACAGCGGCGTCTACAAGTGCTTCGTCTGCTGCTACTCACGCTACTAATGCGGGAACAGCTTCTACTGCGGCACAATCTAGCAGTGTATCTGCAGCATCTAGTTTGGCAGATGCTCAACAAGCCGTAACTGATGCCGAGGCAGCTGAAACAAATGCCGCATCTTCGGCAACGGCAGCGGGTAATTCAGCAACTTCGGCAGCGACTAGTGCATCCGCGGCTGGTACAAGTGCATCGGCAGCCCAAACTGCAGAACTTGCAGCAGAAACTGCTGAATCTAATGCTGTAACTGCCGCTACATCCGCAGCAAGTTCTGCTACTAATGCTGATTCTTCTGAAGCAGCAGCAGCTACATCCGCATCTAATGCAGCAACATCTGAAAATCAAGCTGGTCAATCTGCAACTGCTGCATCTACAAGCGCTTCATTAGCATCAACAAGTGCCTCAAATGCTGGTACTTCTGCAGGCGCAGCAAATACTGCAAAAACAGCGGCAGAAACTGCTCAAGCGGGTGCAGAAACTGCTGAAACAAATGCGGCTTCTAGTGAAACCAATGCAGCGGGATCGGCGTCAGCTGCCGGTACTTCTGCTACTACTGCAGCAAATAGCGCTACGGCTGCCGGTCAGTCTGCTACAGCAGCGTCTACTGCTGCATCTACGGCTTCTACAAAAGCAACAGAAGCTAGCCAGTCAGCAACTGCAGCTGATACTGCAAAAACAGAGGCTGAAACCGCTCAAGCGGGTGCAGAAACTGCTGAAACAAATGCGGCTTCTAGTGAAACCAATGCTGCAGGTTCCGCGTCAGCTGCTGGAACATCTGCTACCACTGCGGCAAACAGTGCTACGGCGGCTGGAGTTTCAGCAGGTGCTGCATCGACTTCTGCATCTACTGCTGCTACTAAAGCAACAGAAGCTAATCAGTCAGCAGTAGCAGCAGACACATCTAAAACTGCAGCGGAAACTGCTCAAGCGGGTGCAGAAACTGCCGAGACAAATGCTGCAACAAGTGAGACAAACGCTGCGGGCTCTGCATCAGCTGCTGGAACATCAGCGACTAACGCTGCAACTTCCGAAAATAATGCTGGTAGTAGTGCAAGCGCTGCCGCCTCTAATGCTAGTATTGCTTCTACTAAAGCTACAGACGCAAGCCAGGCTGCTACAACAGCTACTCAAGCAAAAAATGCAGCAGAAACAGCGAAGGGAGCAGCTGAAACTGCTGAAACAAATGCAGCAACAAGTGAAACTAATGCTGCGGGTTCAGAGTCAGCTGCGGCCACAAGCGCCTCGAATGCTGCAACCTCTGAAAATAACGCTGGTAATAGTGCAAGTGCAGCAAACACATCTGCTGCTACTGCTGCCACTAAAGCTACGGAGGCTGGAACAGCGGCTAGTACTGCCACTAGTGCAAAAAATGCAGCAGAAACCGCTCAAGCTGGCGCAGAGACTGCTGAAACAAATGCGGCTTCTAGCGAAACAAATGCGGCGGGTTCTGAATCAGCTGCCGGTACTTCTGCTAGTAACGCTGCGACATCAGAAAACAATGCTGGCAACTCCGCTTCAGCGGCTTCAGGTAGTGCTAGCACGGCGGCTACTAAAGCTAGTGAAGCAGGCGTATCGGCTTCTTCTGCAGCGGCAAGTGCTACTAATGCTGCAACAAGTGAATCTAACGCAAGTACATTTTCAAGCACTGCTTCTACCGCAGCTACTAATGCGGCAGGTTCTGCAACTTCAGCGGCATCAACTGTTAATGGTTTGACTGCTAGGTTAAATAATGCTGGTGGTACTGGTGTTACAGTGGAACAAGGTTTTACTGCTACTGCTTCTGACATATCAGGACTTGAAGCTCAGTATTCTGTAAAAATAGATAACAACGGCCATGTATCAGGTTTTGGACTATCTAGCGTTGATGTCGATGGTACACCTGAGTCAGCATTTGTAATTCGTGCGGACAAGTTTGCAATCGTTGATCCCTCATCAACAGCTAACGGTACAACAAATACACCTTCTGCCGATGTTATACCTTTTGGTGTAACGAACGGGGTCGTGTATATAAAAGCTGCAGCGATCGAAGACGCATCAATTACAGCAGCTAAAATTGGTTCAATTAACGCAGACACTATTACTTCGGGTTCTATGTCAGCAGACAAAATTGTAGGCGGTACAATAGACGCGTCGCAGGTCAACATCCAGGGCACGGGCACAGGACTTAGTATTAAATCTGCAGCGAGCGGATCTCGCATGGAAGTTGCATCAGATGTTATTAAAATTTTTGATGGTAGTACGCTCCGTGTGCAGCTTGGTAACTTGTCAGCGTAATGGCTACGTATACAGTTGGTATTACTAGTAACTCTTCAGTTAGTCAGTACCCGACGACAACGAGTGCTACACAAGATATCCAAATCAATGACACTGTTAGTCTGACGGTTACCGTGGGGACTAATACTTACGGTCAAGCTCAAAGTCTCATTTATTCTTCATACTCAATAGCTGTGTTTACATTATTAAATTGCACAGTAAGCCCTTCAACAAACGTTAGGTCGGGCAATACGATTACAGTAACGCCTGTTAATAACAACACGGCTTATCGTTGTGAAGTTGTAATCACGCATTACCATGAAAACCCAGTTAGTGGTTCTGCAGCAAATCAACAGACTAAAACATTCGTGCTTAGCGGTGCGGTGGGCGTGCTTCCTGTTTACGGTTTAGAAATATTTGATGCAAATGGAAACTCCAGACTGCGTTACGACAATCGTTTATGCAAATTTCATAGTGTTTACACCGGCACAATATCAGGCACTACCACTATATCTGTAACCGGCATGGCGGCTGATGGTACTTGGGGTATTAACAATCAAGCTCAGGGTAGTCTTGTGCAATGTTTTGTTGGAACTAATGCTATTGGTTTAAACCTGGCTAACTTTGGTACAGGCGGTAATTTGTATGGCGGCAATTACAACTACGAAATTATAGTATTTAGGGTCTGATATGGCTTACGGCTTTCTTTCAAATACAGACAATGGTTACGCTCAGATTGATGGCGAGAACCTTCAGCTTAAAGTATTAGCTAGCGGTAGCGTTGTGCCTGGTGTTATCGGCGGGTCTTCATCTGACAAAGATGCTGCGGGCAATTCTTTGTATCCTAACAGCGGTCGTGCATCTAATTGGCACCCAAACAAAGATGCTACATCTATATCTATACCGACTGGTTATAACAGTTCCGACGTATTTTTATTTGCTCGGCCTTCTAATAATAACCAAGGTACCAAAATGATTGGTTGCATATTTAGCAGCAGCGCTTTCGAAATTACATGTCCTGAATGGGTTGATTGGGGCACGAATACAGTAGATTACAAACTGTGCGTAGTGAACAACGATGAAGACGAGAACGCAAATTATGGGTTACGCGTTTTTAGTCCCTCGGGCGATGTTGGATTTACTAGTAATCGGGCAAATTTTAAAGGCGAACAATTTGCTTACGGTACTCCTAGTAGAACTATGACAACAACTAGCTCCACAGATTATAACTCTACGGTCATTGGGCCTTTGTATTTTGATAAAGACTCTTACACAGAGCAGTTTGAGTACTACTGCCTTTTAAATGGTTGCGCAGCTTATTCAGGTTGGCAAATTGTTACGGGCGGTAGCACGCAGCAGTCTTTTATTTTTAATGCTGGTACGCGCGGAATGTTTTGGTATCAACCTTATCTGCAGTTTGGTTATCGATCTAGCTCATCTAGCACTTACTCACCCAACGTAAAAATGTATTCAACTTATTCCAAGTCACTTGCTTATGGCAGTTATTTTGGAAATCAAGTTGATCTTGCCTCAACTCGAGGCATCGTTATAGGAACGTTCGTATGAAAAAATTTGCAATGGTAAATCTAGAATCAGGGGAAGTTGGTTATATTGTGTCTCCAGCAAGCGCAACTACTTATGTAGATGGGTCTATGTATGGCGATCATATGGCTAAAGAAATTGATGCTTCTGAATCCAATGATGAGTTTTTAGCAACCAAGTATTACAGAGATGGATGGCAAACTCGTGATTCTCGTCCCTCTGATGATCATGTGTGGTTAGCTGACGCCTGGTCGATACCCCCGGTAAGTGTCGAAGATTTATGGTCCGCGATTCGGTTTCAGCGAGATGTAAGACTAAGTGAATCGGATTGGACGCAATTTAACGATAGCCCTTTATCTGATTCTGACAAAACCGCATGGGCAACTTATCGTGGAGCGTTAAGAAACATCCCATCAACTAACGCCAATGTAGCATCTGTAGAAGATGTGGCTTGGCCAACTAAACCTGGAGAATAATTATGCACGCTGGAAAAGGAAAAAAATGTGTCCTAAACCAAATGGATAAACCTAAAAAAGGCAAAAAGAAACCTGCTAAAAAGAAGCGAAATTATGGCTACTAGAGATTACAAAAAAGAGTATGCGGGATACCATAGTAAGTCAGATCAAAAAAAGAATCGGGCTGGCCGCAACAAAGCACGTCGTGCCGCTTTAGCTGCAGGGAAGGTAAAAAAAGGCGATAAAAAAGACGTGCATCACAAAGATGGGAACCCTCGCAACAATAAAAAAGGGAACGTCAAAGTAGTAAGCCGTAAAAAAAATCGCGGTACATACAGATTTGTATAACCTAAATGCAGTAATGTAATTCGATTCATGACCTGACCCCGATTATAATAGCGCCTCATTTAATAGAGGTGTTTATGATCGTTTACATGTTGGTATTTTCACTGCTTAGTTTAAGCGCAATTGCAATTGATGACCTGGATATAGGTCGTAAAAGCGCGGGTGTCAGTGACACCCAAAGAAAAAGTTTAAAATAAAATAAATAGAAATATCATGAACTTACGAAACTTAGTAGTTGAAGTTCAAAATAGCTCAAATAGCAGATAAGTGATTGAAATAGAACAATATTTAGACATTTAAACGCTGCAATCCCTGTCCCTCCGCCAACTTTATAAGTGTATGTTTTACCTAGAAAAAGTTATAGAATAAATCCTAAGACACCCGTGTGACACCCAAAAGGATTTATTATGTACGTACGGAAACGTGGTGATGTATGGCAAGCTGTCATCAAAAGAAAAAACCTCCCCTCTGTTCAAAAAACATTTCCTCTTAAAGGCCAAGCAGAAACTTGGGGTTATTCGACTCAAGTGGCTATAGCAAATGGTTCGTGGATCGATCCTCGCGAATCGCGGTCCATGCTCATTAGTGACATTCTTGATTTGTATAAAGCAGACATAGAAAAATTTGAGGTAATGGACAAATCTAAGGCCCACAAATTAGACATGGTTAGACGCTACTTCGGGCACATTGTTGTTCACGAATTACAAGCTAACGAAATTATGAACTTTGCAGCTGAACGAAGCAAAACGGTTAAGCCTTCTACTTTAGGCAAAAATTTATATTTTTTTAAACAAGCTATTGTAAATGCAGAGCTACTGCATGGTCTTAAATTAGTAGAGCGCCCCATTGACAATGCAATTAAAATATTAACTGATCGTAAAATTATTGCGCAGAGTGAAGAGCGCGATAGACGACTGGAAGGAAACGAGTGGGAACGATTGATGGATGAGGCTGGCACACATTGGATAAGACCAATGTTAGAAATTGCAGTTGAGTCTGGTATGCGTCAAGGTGAAATCCATGCGTTAGAGTGGAAAAATATTAATTTTGAAAAAAGCACAATAGGGTTATGGAGAAAAAACAGGAAGGCTGTTGGCGGCAAAAAATGGCATGTTATACCTATGTGGAAGGGCGTGAGAGAGGTGCTCCTACGCTTGTCAAATGAATCTCGCAAGGGCTCAACCGTGTTCTGTGTAAAACGTGCTTCAAGCATTTCTGACAAATTTGCGCGTATGTGTACAAAATTAGGTATTGTTGATTTACGTTTTCATGATCTTCGACACGAAGCAATTTCACGCATGTTTGAGGTGCGAAAAATGCCGGTAGAGCAAGTTAGACTGGTGTCAGGCCACAGTAGCCTGGATCAGTTGTCACGTTATGTAAATCTAAGAGCTGAAGATTTAGTAGACTGAAATTCTTTTTGTCATGTAAGCAGCTACTTCATGCGTTGGAAATAAATATTTTTTTCCTAATTTTGCATGGGGGATATTAAGACGACCATGATATATCTGTTGGTACATTGATTGTTTCTTTATTTTTAGTAAATCTGACAAATCGTTCATGTCCATGAAAGGACCATACTTTTCCATTAGTAATTCAGCCATACATACATCGGTGCACCAATCGAAGGCGCAC